TGAGCATTTATGAAAGAAAAATTTTAAGAAAGGGCTAATAAAATGGCAGAAAATAAACAAGAACAGCAGATCATGGAGAAACAGTATATTATATCTGGATCTCAAGTGCAAAGCATACTTCGCTACCTATTTACAAGACCATACGGAGAAGTAGTACAAGGTATTGAAGTACTATCTAAAGGATTAAGAGAGCTTGATCCAAAGATAGGAGCAGACTTTGTAGCGAAACCTGCAGACAATGCAAAAAAATAATTCAGAACTTTTCAATATGAAAGTATGTCTTACGGACACTAGTCAGATCGCAATAGATCTTGATTACATTCCGCCAAAGGACATAAAGATTAGCCTGGAAGCTATTGATGAAAAATTTTATGCAAATCTTTTGGCTAGTGTAATCAAGCATTGCATTGAGAATACTAACAAATTAAGTAGTGATATTAAATATATAATAGAAAGGATATAATGAGTAACGTGGCAAGAGTCGTAGTCCCAAATAGAATGAGAAGTGTTACCCAAAGAATGGAGATAGATGGCAGAAGAATTCTGTCCATCATTGATTTTACTATAAGCCCAACAGGTGTACAACCTATGGCTGTATGGGTTAAACTAAAACCTACAG